TATGTGGCAGACATGTTAAAAAATATTGAAGACGTAACCAAAAGAGGTGAGTATGCTCAACATCATTCAGCCATATTCCAACATTTCAATCCTAATTTTGATCATGAAAAATTCATGCAGGCAGCAGGAGTGTACACAGTAACCAAAGGAAAAGAAGATAATAAATCAGCTGAATCTGTTGCAGAAGCCAAACCAGATTTTTTAGACATGGACAAAGATGGCAACAAAAAAGAACCCATGAAAAAAGCCATCAAAGACAAAGAAAAGAAAAAAGATATTAAAGAAGCAGCAGAAGACACTGCCAAGATAGTGATGGCCGCCAACAGCATGGTGGACAAAATCACTGGTTGGTTGGAAGACACAGCCAAAATGCAGACTGAAGTCAATCTTGACCTAGGCGATGAGATTAGAAATGAGATGGGTTCTGAAAAAGCAGAAGAATTCATTGCAGCCATGAAACCAGCAATAGAACAATTATACACTCAATTAGAAACTGTAAGAAAATCATTCACAGGCGGCGTAGCTGTCCTGACAGGCGAAGAAGCGCCGGCAACCTTGGGCGCGGAAGATCCCAAAGATGACATAGAAGACCTTGAAACAGAAGTAGAACCCGAAGTTACACCAGACACAGCAGATGACTTCACTGCCAGCGAACCAGCCACAGGTGGTGAAGAACCTGCAGACAGAAAGAAAAGAGAATCCATCATCAGAAGAAGTCCCAAATTAGCAGAAATGCTGTCCAGACCTTTCATCGGAAAAAAAAAGGTTTAGTCATCGAGGCTGAACACAGCCGCATCACCCAAGTATTAAGAAATTTAATTGGCACTGCCAACAGTCAGCAGCAACCTGCCTACATCAACTATGTGGCATTGAATCGCATCATGCAGAATGTGCAAGGACCCCAATACAACTTTGATGCTGTCAAACAGGCCTATGACACAGATTTAGAATTCAAAAGCATAATCAAAAATTTTGACAAAGACGGCATCACCATGAAAACTGATGTGGCCAAACCAGGTGCCACTCCCACAGCACCAAAAAAGAATTCAGTGGATCGCATGGCACAGAAGGCTCTCAAAAAACGATCCAAATAACAGATTGACAAATCCAACAACTCCACATATAATTGCACAATGACCGAGCGAACCAAACAGGACATCATGTCTGATATTCAGACCGTAATCGAAAAATATGTGTTGCCTGGAGTGGGCAGTCACGGAGGTGCTGTGCAATTGATAGATTTCGAACCAGAGACAGGCACACTAAAATTACAAATGGGTGGTGCATGTTCAGGTTGTGCTGGCAGCAAAATGACATTGAAACATGGAGTAGAAAACATTGTGTTTCATTATGTGCCTGAAGTTAAAAAAATTGAAGCAGAAGATGATGAACACAGCACAGTGGATCCTTACTTTGCTCATCCCATAGATTATCCCAGTGCCAATGACATGCTGGATGAACTCAATCATCTCAGCAAGTTCACAGGTCCAGATACAGACAAGAAAGAATAAAAATTTAAATGACACTACTTAAACCACGATATCAGTATGAGCGCTTGAAGAGAGTGTTGGTTGATGGCCGTAGATTGTACAGCGCACCCAATGGTACAGCATTGCCTTCAGTCACTACCATATTGGACAATACCAAAGACAAAACACATCTGATGGAATGGCGTAGAAAAGTGGGTGAAGAACAAGCCAACATTATCACCAAAGAAGCCAGTGGCATTGGCACTCGCATGCACAAATATTTGGAAGAATACATTGAACGAGGCAGCTGGGGCACACCAGGTTCCAATCCATTTGCCAAACAGGCACATGACATGGCGCAGACAGTGGGCAAAAATGCTCTGGTGCATGTGGAAGAAGTTTGGGGTTCGGAAGTCAGTCTGTATTATCCCGAGATATATGCAGGCACCACTGACTGTGTGGGCACCTACAAAGGAGCACCCTGCATCATAGATTTTAAACAAACCAACAAACCCAAAAAGAAAGAATGGGTCACAGATTATTTCCTGCAATTAACTGCCTATGCAGAAGCACACAACAAAGTGTATGGCACTGAGATCAAACAAGCTCATGTGTTCATGTGCAGTAGAGACATGACCTACCAGCAATTTGACATCACACCCTTGGATTATTCCAAATACGCAGATCAGTGGTGGAGCAGGGTAGAGCAATATTTTAAGAAACAAGCAGAGCACACCTCATAATACACATCACAGTCGATAAATACACTTGTGATAATCAGCAAGTTATAGGAGATAACAGTGGCAATTGTATCAATCAGCAGGATTCAAGTACGCAGAGGACAAGCGGGCGCAGGCTCTGGCATACCTCAATTGGCGGGCGGTGAGTTTGGTTGGGCAGTGGATACCCAAGCATTGTACATAGGCAATGGGTCAGTGTCTGAAGGCGCACCCACAGTGGGCAACACAAAAATTCTTACAGAGCACGACAACTTGTTTGAACTCAGCAGCACCTACATATATGGCATTGAAAGCACTGTGCAAACAGGAGCCACAGTAGGAGCCCCAGTACAGAGAACATTAAAAAATAGATTGGATGATTCAGTGAGTGTGAGAGCATTTGGAGTCACAGGTGATGGACTCACCAATGAAACAGTGAAACTACAAAGGGCCATTGATCAGTTGTTTGTGAATGCAGCAACAGTGGGCAATGCCAGCAGCCGTAGACAATTATTGGTGCCAGCAGGCACATACATCATCAGTGCCAGTTTAAAATTACCACCATTCACCACACTGATTGGAGATGGCAGCGATAAAACCATTATCAATCAAACAGGCAACTTTCCTGTGTTTGAAACTGTGAACGGATTAAGAACTCCAGGAGTGGCCGGCAACAGAGCCAGCACTACCACATTAAACCAAGCTCGTCACATCAGAGTACAAGGCATGAGTCTCAATATCACAGGCAACAATGTGGCGCTGTATGTGGACAACTGTGTCAACAGTGATTTCGAAGATATTAAAATGGATGGCAATTGGAGCAACAGTGCCAACTACACCAACAACTATGCAATCAGATTGGATGCACTCAGCACCACAGTAACTTCAGCCAACAACAATTTTAAAAGTATCAAACTTAAACAATTTCAACAAGCTGTGCATTCCGACTTTGATGTTATGGATAATCATTTTGAAAACTGTGTGTTTGAACAATGTCAATATGGAGTGGTGTTTGGAGAATTGACCACTATAGGATCTCCAGGACAACTCACAGGACCCATCAACAACACAGTGAGCAAAACACAATTAAAAGACATTAATCGACAAGGAGTGTGGGTTCGCAAAGGCAAAGGCAACAGAAGCTCCACAAATTCTTTTGAGAGTGTGGGCAATGATGGAGGCACTGAACTCAATGCCCTATACAGCGTGATTAAATTTGAAACAATGGAAAACGCATCACACAACGATTTTTTTGACAGAACTAAAAAGTTAGCCACTGAATCTGCTTTTCTTTTGACAGCAGCCTATGTGCCTGAAGTGGAAGGATTCGTAGAACACACCAACAATTATTCTTTACAAGTGAATGTGGGTTACACAGTGGCATTTACCAATTCATTTAGATTGCCAGCAAATGTAACTAAAAATTATATTGTTAATTATATTTTTAAAAGTTCTTATGTGAATGCAGTGCGTCGTGGTACTTTAGAAATTATTGTGAACAGAAACAATAACACCACTAGCCTCACAGACACATATGATTACGTGGGTGATAACACTTACAATACTAATTTAGATTTCAATGTAATATTGTCTGATATCAATGCTGATGGTCAAATAGATACTCTATTAGTTCAAACTAAAAACAGTACATTAAATGATACAGCCACCATACTATACCAAGTCAAGACACAATCATAAACTGATCTTCCATGGGGATTACGCAGAGCGTTTGACTGCTTGGCGTGAATTTAGAATCATGCTAGAGTCTGATCATCATGCTCTAGAACAAATCCTTACACTGTACAAAGATTGCCCACTCACTCACACCAAAACAAATTTTTTTGATAAAGGCACTTGGCCACAGGCTTGGAATCTCATCGAAAAAAATGATTACAACACTGTGGATAGACTTTTGGGCATGTGGTACACGTTGCGATTGACCGATAAGTATGTGCAAACCAAGATTGACCTGCTACAGTGTGTGGATAAAAATAAAATCAGCATGGATAACACTGTAAGTTATCACACATTGGCAGTGGACAACCAATACATAGTGCTGGAAAATTCTGCCGTTTTGTCGCAGAAAGAGTTTGACAAACAATTCTTTTCGCAATATACTTACTTTAACTTATAAAATAGATAAATATATTTTTATTGCACAAATACAAACACGAATTAAATCAATGAATTCTTCTAATATTAAAGTACGCAAAAGATCCGGCGGTATAGAATCTCTCGACATTAACAAAATGCACTTTGTGGTGGAAGAAGCCTGTGAAGGATTATCAGGAGTTTCTGCATCACAAATAGAAATGAATGCCAACATACAATTTTATGATGGCATCAGTACCAGAGACATTCAGAATGTGCTGATTAAATCAGCCAACGATCTGATCACATTAGAAAGTCCCAACTATCAATTTGCTGCGGCTAGATTGTTGCTGTATGATCTACGCAAACAGGCTCATGGTGATTATGAATATCTGCATCTGTTAAAACTCATGCTTAGAAATGTTAGACTGGGAGTGTATGACAAAAATATCTTGGACAAATACAACAAAACAGAAATTAAAAAACTTAACACGTGGATACGCCGAGACAGAGATTTGGATTTTACCTACGCAGGACTGAGACAGATTGTGGACAAATATCTAGTGCAGGATAGATCCTCAGGTGCGTTGTATGAAACTCCACAGGACATGTACATGATGATTGCTGCCACATTGTTTATGAACTATCCTGAAAAGAAAAGAATGACTTATGTGAAAAGATACTATGACGCTATTTCCACTCACAAGATTAATATTCCCACTCCAGTGATGGCAGGTGTAAGAACTCCCATACGTCAATTTGCCAGCTGTGTGTTGGTGGACTCAGATGACACACTTACTTCCATATTCAGCAGTGACATGGCCATTGGACTGTATGTGGCAAGAAGAGCAGGCATCGGCATCAATGCTGGCCGTATCAGAGGCATCAACAGCAAAATCAGAGGCGGTGAAGTACAGCACACAGGAGTGATTCCGTTCCTTAAGAAATTTGAAAGCACAGTGAGATGTTGCACACAGAATGGCGTGAGAGGTGGCAATGCCACTGTACACTTCCCCATCTGGCACTCAGAGATAGAAGACATCCTGGTATTAAAAAACAACAAAGGCACAGAAGACAATCGTGTGCGTAGAATGGACTACAGCATACAGTTATCCAAATTGTTCTATGAAAGATTCATCAACAATGAAGAGATCACTTTGTTCTCACCACATGAAGTGCCAGGATTGTATGATGCATTTGGCACAGACGCATTTGACAACATGTATATAAAGTACGAAACTGATAAAAAAATTCCCAAAAAAACTGTTGGAGCACAAGAACTATTCTTTGATCTGTTGAAAGAACGTGCAGAAACAGGCAGACTGTACATAATGAACATGGATCATGTCAACAGTCATTCATCGTTCAAAGACAAAGTCAGCATGAGCAATTTGTGCCAAGAAATCACACTGCCTACCACGCCAATCAATCACATTGACGATGAAAAAGGCGAAATAGCACTGTGCATATTGAGTGCTATCAATGTGGGCGTGCTGAATGAATTGAGCGAACTTGAACCTTTGTGTGATTTGGCAGTGAGAGCATTGGAAGAAATTATAGATTATCAACAATATCCCGTGAAAGCAGCAGAAGTCAGCACCAAAGCCAGACGCAGTCTAGGCATAGGCTACATAGGACTGGCACATTATCTAGCACGCATGGAAGTAAAATATCATCATAAGGCCGCATGGGAGGCAGTGGACAAGCTCACAGAAGCATTTCAATTCTATCTGCTCAAAGCCAGCAATCAATTGGCCAAAGAAAGAGGCCCATGTACAAAATTTGACAGAACCAAATATGCAGATGGACTGTTGCCCATAGATACCTACAAAAAAGAAGTGGATGAAATAGTATTACCCAAATTAAGAATGTCGTGGGAGTCATTGAGAAAAGACATCAAACAGTTTGGATTGAGACACAGCACATTGAGTGCCCAGATGCCCAGTGAGAGTTCATCGGTGGTTTCTAATGCAACCAATGGCATAGAACCTCCCCGAGCACTACTCAGCATTAAGAAAAGTAAAAAAGGTCCACTCAAACAAGTTATTCCAGGTTTTCCCAAATTAAAAAATTCATACACACTGCTGTGGGACATGCCCAGCAATGATGGCTACATTAAAATAGTGGCTGTGATGCAAAAATATTTTGATCAAGCTATATCTGGCAACTGGAGTTATAACCCATTGAACTATGACAACAATGAAGTGCCACTGAGTGTGATGGCCACAGACATGTTGAATGCATACAAATACGGATGGAAAACTAGCTACTATCAAAATACCTATGATTTCAAAGGTGAAGAAGACAGCATTCAACCAGCAGGCATAGATCCCATAGATGTCAAAGACGGATCAGAAGACTTGACATTGCCTGAACCAGATGTTAATGTAAAGCAAGGTGCTACAGAAGATACTGAGTGTGATGCCTGTGCCATATAAACAATAAATACGACCTATGAGTAAAGTGATATTCAACAGAAATGAAGTGGATTGGAGCAAAGAGCCCATGTTCTTTGGTGAGGATCTTTCCATACAAAGATACGATGTGTTCAAGTATCCACAATTTGACAAACTGAATCAGACCATGTTGGGTTATTTTTGGAGACCTGAAGAAGTCAGTTTACAAAAAGATCGTTCCGACTTTATGAATTTTCGTCCAGAACAAAAACACATATTCACATCCAATCTAAAATATCAAACACTGTTAGATTCTGTGCAAGGCAGAGGACCCAGTTTAAACTTTTTACCCTATTGCAGCAATCCTGAATTGGAAGGCTGTATTGTGAGTTGGGATTTCTTCGAAACCATACACAGCAGAGCCTACACACACATCATGAAGAATGTTTATTCAGATCCATCCGAAGTGTTTGACACCATATTGAACGACAAAGAGATCACCAAAAGAGCAGTGTCAGTCACTGAAAACTATGACAAGTTTGGTGAACTGGCATTGCAATACACAGTGAACCGTAAAGGCTCAGTGGAAGAATTAAAAAGGCAATTGTATTTGGCCATGGTGAATGTGAATCTATTGGAAGGTTTAAGATTCTATGTGTCATTTGCTTGTACCTTTGCGTTTGGAGAATTAAAACTGATGGAAGGATCTGCCAAGATACTTTCATTGATAGCACGTGATGAAGCCACACATTTAAACCTAACCACTCATGTGATCAAAGCATGGCAAAAGGGTGACGACAAAGACATTCTAAAAATAATCAAACAAGAAGACAAGACTGTGATTGAGATGTTCAAAAAATGCGTGGAAGAAGAGAAGGCCTGGGCAAGACATTTGTTTAAAGATGGCAGCATTATAGGATTGAATGAAAGATTGTTGGGTCAATATGTGGAACACATTGCCAACAAAAGATTAAAAGCATTGGGCTATGACGCAGAATTTGACACACCAGCCACACAAAATCCTCTGCCGTGGACCAGTCATTGGTTAAGCAGTCATGGCGTACAAGTGGCTCCACAAGAGACAGAAGTGGAGAGCTACATAGTGGGTGGCATCAAACAAGACATCAAAAAAGATTCATTCTCCAAATTCAAATTATAAAATTCTGATTCAAAGACCCCATTGACAACACTGTATTAAATAGTGTATAATACATTGATGCCAGAATCAAACCAAACCATTGTGTGGAGCAAACTGCAATGTCCTTTTTGTGACATGGCCAAATCTTTGTTGAAATCCAAAGAGATAGTATTTGAAGAAAGAATGATAGGCATGGGTTGGAGTAGAGAACAACTGCTGGAATCAATACCCAATGCTAGAACAGTGCCACAGATCATACTTAAAGGAGAATTGATAGGTGGATATCAACAACTTAAGGCTCATTTCAACAAAGGAAAAAATGAATAGTTTTATGAAAGAAGTGAACAACACAGATGTGTTCACAGTGAAATTGATCAGCAAAGAAGAACTGGTTACTAGGATCACCGAATTCAACGACACAGAAATTTGTGTGCGTAAACCCATGTGTATGATACAAACTCAATCAGGAGTGGGCATGTTGCCTTGGGCACTCACAGCAGGTGCACATGAACATTGGATCAATACACAACACATTTTGACCATATCACCCAGCAACAAAGAAGTGGGCAGCAGTTATATGCAGAGCACCACAGGACTTACTATATGAGCAAACGATTGATACTGTGTGATGTGGACGGAGTATTGTTGCATTGGGAACAGGGTTTTGACAATTGGATGAAACGTCAAGGCTATCAAAAAATAAAAGAAAACAGTTACAAGGTAGAAGAACACTACGGCATAAACAAAGAAGCATGTTCATTGTTGATACAAATATTCAACGAAAGTGCCAATATGAGATATTTAGATCCCATTGACGGAGCCAGTCATTATACAAAGTTGTTGTATGATGCAGGCTACACTATGAAACTAATTACCAGTCAAACTTTGGATCCAATGGCTCAAAAAGCACGCAACGACAATCTAGAAGAAAGATTTGGAAAAATATTTGACACCGTGATATTTTTAGACACTGGCAGTGACAAAGATGCTGCATTGGCAGAACAACCTAAAGGTAGTTTTTGGATAGAAGATAAACCAGTGAATGCATTGGCAGGATTGAATGCAGGTATGATACCTATACTTTTTACCCAGCCACACAACAAGGATTTCAAACACAAGGATGTGACCAGATGTGACACGTGGAAAGATGTGTATCAATTTATCTCCACATACCAAAATTAGCATTTGGCAAACTATCTGATTGATTTGAATCAAAACAACCGATATACTAATATGGAGTTTAACAAACTCATTATGATATCATAACCAAAAAGGAGAAAAAACAATGGCTACACACGATGAAATAGTTCAAGCATTTGAATCGTACAAAATAGAGTCTGAGTCTTTTGAAACAAAAGGCGTTAAGGCTGCAGCAGCCAGAGCTAGAAAAGCTCTAGGAATTCTTTCTAAATCTTCTAAGACAAGAAGAAAAGAAATCCAAGAAAAAAAGAACGCGATGTAATTTTCGCTGGTATGGGGCTCCAAAAGAGCCCTGTACCACAGTTTAAGGCCCATTATATTCAAAATCACATAAATAAAACACGTAAAAACTAAAAACAAAGAAACAAAGAAAAGAATAATGAATCAAGGTAAAGTAAAGTGGTACAATGCCGCTAAAGGTTACGGTTTTATCACTCCAGACGATGGCAGCAAAGATGTGTTCGTGCATGCATCAGCATTAAGAAGTGCCCAGTTGGAGACAGTCACAGAAGGTCAAGCCATCAGTTATGAATTGATTGAATCTCGTGGAAGAACCGCTGCCGGCAATCTTAGACTGATATAATCCACACAGATATCAAAAATACATCAGTGGCCCAGCACAATCATCTATTGACAATCATCACATAATATGTTTAAATACTGCTGTAGGCGATGATACGTTTGTAATAAACAATGCGGACCAGGGGGCAGTACCCTGCACCTCCACCAAATTCACTCGCATAAAACACAATTTTTTGATTGTGTTTTGCGGGGGTGAAATAGAATCGACGATTGTGTAAAAAAACGAGGAGTCTTCCAGTGAGGCACCCTGTCAAGGTCCAAACTTACAAATGCTAACAAGCGTTTCGTATCAGAAGTAAAAATTCCTTCTAACTTTGTTGTTGGAAGAGAATTATTGGCAGCCTAATAATCTGCTACTTCGGAGCGTGATCACACTTGGCAACAGAACGTGATCAGTGGTGGGAGGCAACTCCCACCATTAAAAACACCGCACAAACATTGAATTATATGGCGTTGACAACCAAAGTAAATTACACTATAATATAGAGTATGACTTTACAGATACGTGCCAAAATTTGGGCACTGAAAACGTGGCGATTTTGCAAAGTGTACAAAAAACAATTGAGCATTGCAGGTTTGATGCTGGCAAGTTTTTACGTGGGCACTTACTATCCCAATAACACTGTGCAGAAACAAATCACCACAGGTCCTGTGGAGCAGTTGAGAAAAACTGCCAAGAGTTTGGGATTGGCCGAACCCATCATGAGTTATCACAATCAAACTACTTTTATTAATGCAGTGAGCAAATGCATAGACTATGTGGAATTCGGTTTGCCCCGAGATCAGCACATACCCAAATCCATCATAATTGCCATGGCCATGATGGAATCAGACAATGGCAGCAGTAGGTTTGCATTGGAAGGCAACAATCTATTTGGAATAAGAACTTGGAATCCAGCAGAACCACAAATGAAAGCATACTATCAATTGAATGCCAAGTGGGGATTAAAAAAATACAGAACCAAATGTGCGTCGGTGCAGGACATGGTAAACATCTTGAACACCAAAGATGTACACCGAGAATTTAGATATGAAAGAAATCGTCAGATGAGTAAAAAAAATCCTAACATCAACAAAATAGTGGATAGTTTGGACAAATGGGCCACCAACCCCAACTATCGCGAAGGCATCAAACAGATCATTGAAGATAATTTAAAAGAATTTAAAGATTAGAATGTGCCAGTGATATCTGGCACACCATTTTGCTCTCGTTGCCTTAAACCAAATGTAATTATTATTTTTTAAATTTGGCTATGATAGAATTGATTTGATCTTTGCCAAAGTAGCCCAGAGCAATACCAACTGCTAATGTGATAATTATTGTGATCATAATTGTCTCCATTGTTTTGTATAAGTATTTAGCCACCTATCTGCACTTGACTGTGTGATTAACATGTACTATAATACTAGTATGGGATTTATTATGACCAGAGTGAACAAAACTATCAAACATAGATTAGCAAAAACAAAAAGATTGGCTCGTGCAAAAGCAGAACATCATGCTTGGTTGAAGTCACAGAATCTTACTCCGGCAGAGCTGAAGAAGAGAAGCAAGGGTTCTCCTGTGCCTTTTCCAGAATACAAGACCAAGGGTGATATGCCCAAGACATCGGACAAAATGGTCAAGTTCAGCGGCCGTGCTGAACCACAGCACTATTCAGGTGAGCGTAAACTATTGGGTATTGGCATGCTACACAAGAGCAACCTCGTGCCGGTGTTTGATCAGCAGGATGCCATAGACATCTCCAAAATGAGAAGAAATTAAATTTAGATACTTGGATTGAGCTGTTCTAAGAATTCTTGTTCTTGTTTCAATAGATCTTTGTTTATGTCTATTATTTCTTTTTCATCAAAACAATAGGTGCTGCCAGAACTGTCAGGAAAATTTTCTCTTATTTTTTCTACCAATGTTTCAGAATATTTACGGCACTCTTCTCTGGATGTGAATTCAGGTTCTGTGGTAAGATAATTCTCACATTCTCCCCACATACAAATAACCACCACTAAGAAAAATTTCATAAAAATACTTAACCTTTCACCATTCACAGTTTTATAGATGTTTAATTATTGTTGCAGAGCTGTGTTGCTTACAGCGCAGGCTCGTCCATTCGTGCTGGTCGAGCGTTTGATGTTGGTGCAGTGACTGGTCTATTTTGCATCACAGGCATGCTAGGTCCTGCATTTACTCCTGCAATTTTTTCTTGTGTTCTTCCAAATGCAGTCAGTCCCAATACAGCACCCATGGCCACATGGTATAAACCTGCACCTTGCAGAGTCAGTGGCATCCATTGACTGGTCACTGTGCCGCCGCTATATGCCTGCAGTATGGACCATAAAATAGGAGCAATCACAAAGTCAAAAGTGCAAGTGGCCATATACACCCAACCCATCATAGGACGCCATTTTTTACTCATCCAATCTTCTTTGGAGATAGCACTAGATGTGCCCATTTGAAAATCTTGTCCAGATGCTTCTGTTTTATTAATAAATGTGTGTCCGCTCATGGTTGAACCTTTGTTATGTACCAATATATTTATCCTGGATGAATATGATTAAACTACCACTTATTGGATTTTTTCTTGAGGTATTTTTCTATCACAGATTTGCAGGCATCGTGCCAGTACACACCGCTGTCACGCAACCGTTCGTTGGCTTTGCGTAATTTTTCCAATTTCACAGTCAATGTTTTGTTCTGTGCTGTGGTGAGTCGTTTGGTGGTGTTGCTGAGGGCATCCAATCGCTGAATCACATCATCTATGGCAGGGCAGGTGATGTCAGGCACTTTGGGTGCTTTGCGTCGCACTGATTTCCACACTGATTCATGCTTGGGTATTCTTTTTTTTCTTGCCATCTGTATTATTATTTAAATTGGCGTTCACACACATAAAGTGTTGCTATTGCTAACCAAAAATATTATTTTGATAAGATACAATCAAAAAAGTCAATATGTGTGCGGTTAATGTTTTGGCATTAGTGATTGACATTGCATGAGTATTCACATATAATGAACACATGAGCAAAAATGCTACAACACAACAAGGAGGCAATATGATAGGCTCGAGAATAGCAATGGTAATATTGTTGGCTGGTTTACTGGGTGCCTGTGCAAACAGGATGGTAAAACTACCAACCGAAACTACTGACGCTAAAGAAGTACCCGCTTGGTACTTGCAACACGCAGACACTGGAACCCAAGGATGGTTTTGGAACAAAGAAGGTATGTTCTATGCAGTGGGATCCGATGTGTCACCAGACATGGAAATGTCACACAAGAAGGCTTTGATCAAAGCCAAAGCCAAGATAGTAGACAGAGTGGTGGGAGAAGTCAACAACAAAACCACTTACAAATTGGATGAAACAGGCAATGCAGAAAGAACTATAGGCAGAGTGGAAGCTCAAGATCTCATAGTGAACATCATTGCTGATACATCTTTAAGAACCTATGCTGTGGAAAAGAAATTAACAGTATTCAATCCTGAAATCAACAATTACAGGAGTTTTATATTGATTAAGATCACCAAAGCAGACGTGGATGCTATCTTAAAAAAATATGAGCAGGACAAACAGAACAAATTATTTTCAGGTCAAAACAGATCAAGTAATTTGGAAAAGTCCAGCGACAAGTTATTAAACAAAACGAACTAGTATGATCCGTTTTGAGTACCTACTTGCAGCCACAGCCTTATTCTTAGGGCTAACGTGGGCTACATTGGCCACAGCAGGTGGACCCTGGAGCAATCAATACTGTAATCTAAAAACAGAAACAGTGATTGTGAAGGATACACAAGGCAACATTATCAAAGAAGATAGTGTGGAAAAACTGGTGTGTGATGATGGTCGCAAGGACTTCTTGCAATTCAGCGGTATCGCTAAAAGTTGCAGAGAATTCTGGTATGAAATAAATCTAAACGGGGCTTGGGTCAACAAAAGAGGTTATGTGTGTCAAAAATTCGATGGTAGCTGGGAAATCGTTAATACTGGCAATTAGCCTATTGCTGTTGAATCAGTGTGCTTCACACACTGTGGCAGTGGACAGTCAAAGTACCTACAAGAGTGTGGAGACTGCGTACAGCTCTAACATGAGCAGTGCCAACTATCTGGCTAACTTTTTCAAATACAAATTTTACATGTTGGATGATGAGGACAAAGAACGTCAAAAAACTGCCATATATTATGCTCTCAACAATCTAGATCATGATGTGGTGACCAGTTGGTACAACAACAAAACAGAAGCTCAAGGACACGTGAGAATAGTGAGCAGTTATCCTCGTGGATCAGGCTATTGTAGAGTAATTTTTAGTCAACTAATAAACAAGGGCAGAGAACGCAGTTTCAGTGAGACTGCCTGTGTAGATGCCAGCCATCCTGGATGGCGTTTTAACAAATAAATCTGATAAATATATTCTAACAAGGATATAAAATGTTATTGGGCATAGTCACATTATTGACAGCATTCGCATTGAGTTCAGCCGCAATTTATTTTTCGGTCATAGGACTTGTGGCCATATTTTCAGGTGCTGCAGTGCCCATCATATTCATGGGAGTCACATTGGAAATTGCCAAACTGGTCACGGCCAGTTGGCTGTATAGAAATTGGTACCTAGCAGAAAGATACATGAAATACTACATGAGTATTGCTATATTCATACTCATGGTGATCACCAGCATGGGCATATTTGGATTTCTATCCAAATCGCATCTACAACAGGGAGCCACCTCCAGCAACAACACACAACAGATTCAAATCATCAACAGTCAGATCAAATCTGAACAGGATGTGATAGAACGTCAACAAGAGATCATCAAACGTAATTCAGGAGCAGGCGGTGGAGCAGGAGAGAGAATAGCCCAACTGCGAGAAAGAATCAAACAATTGGACCGAGAAGTGGAGGCCTACACGTCACAAGGAGCCACCAGCACCATATTCAATGACAAAGTGGCCAAAGGCATAGAGTTAAAAAAACAACAGCAGTCTGAACGCGACGGCATTGACAGAGAGATCAAACAGTTGACCACTGCCAACCAAGGCAACAACAGTGCAGCAGAATCGCAGATTGCCCGTAGCCAACAGAGAATACAGCAGTTGATCAATCAAAGAGCTCCGCTGCAAACCACACAGATCACATTGGATGCTGAAATTGGTCCTATCAAATACATCGGTGAATTGTTTGTGGATCTTGGCATGGTGGACAAAGTCAACACCGACATGGCAGTGCGTTGGGTCATCGTGTTGATTATTATTGTGTTTGATCCACTAGCAGTGTTGTTGTTGATTGCAGGACAGCAAAGCATTACACAAGCCAGAGGCAACACAGGTGGCGGAAAAACTCCTCCCACAGCACCCATCATAGATCCAACTCCACTCTTAAAAAAAATCAGCGAAAGATTTAAGGAATTTCCTTTCAAAAAAAAAGACCCTAGTGTGAATAAACTGAGCACATTAGTGCCAGTGTTGCCCAAAGCACAAACTGTTTCTACTGGACTTAAACTCAGTGCTTTAATGCCACCTAAACCTATGGCACTGCCACCAATCAAGGAATTGGATGGAATTGATGAATCAACACCAGCAGTGATAGACACTGAAGACGGTGATGTGCTGGAGATCAACACTGATGATTTAAAAAGTAGACTGCAGTATTTTCATGCACAAAAACAAAAAGTGAAAGAATGGAAAAGTCAACAAACCAATCCTCGCAACACTATAAAAAGATTAAGATTTAACTATGTGTCAGGTATGCTGGACAAACTGCCTTGGGAAACACAAGACACAGTGACTCCACCCATGCCTGTAGATCAATGGAATCAAATGTTAGAGGAAGCAGAAAAAGCATTGGAACAAGACAAGGAAAAGAAGAGTCAATCCTACATCATCAAAGAAGATCAGCAACAAGTTAGAAAAACGGTAGAAGAAGATTACGTGCAGAATGAAGAACAGTCGGACAAGTCAATCTGGAATCGCATCCAAAAATAAATCAATAACTACTATAGATGAGCAGAATACATTTGATCACGCCACCCGATAGGCTGCACAACACCAATATGAGTGTGCTATTGATTATGCCCAGTGATGTTGTGAAAGCAGACTTCAATCAAGCAGTGTTGAATCTCAACAAAGAAATCAATCTATATCTGTATGAGAACACTAAAGAACATCAGGATTGGTTAATCACTGTCAGCAACACTGTGGATCATATAGTGCTGGACATCAGTCAAACTGGCACAGATTTTTGGTTATTAGGTTACCTATTAAGCATGCCTCACACATCATATCTAAGTGTAAAAGATCCTTCTCCTTATCATCTACTGAATGCCAACAGGATTTATGATTTTAAAACATTAGTGGAAAAAATTAACAAGGAATAAATTATGGCCATGCGAGCTGATCTTTGGTTTCCGCAGATTGTTTGGAAAGACACATTGACCAGTCTGGACAATGCAGCCATTAAAACACACGTGTTGGAAACCAAGAATACCAGTAAAGGCAAGACTGCTACCAATCAGTTGGGTTGGCAGAGTGAAGACTACATGTTGGACTCAAGCAGACCCATACAGGTGGATCATATGATACGTATTCTAAACACTCACGTGCAAGACTGTGCTCGTCAAGGCAGTCTACCACCAATAAGAATTTGTAATTTTTGGTTCAATGTGAATCCCAAAGGATCCTACAACACCCTACACAATCATCAACACAGTATTTTGAGCGGTGTGTATTACATAGACATTCCCACAGACAACATGGGCAGTATTGAGTTTCATAGAAGTGATGAGGCATTGTATTATCTACCAGACAATTTGGACAAGTACACTCAATTCACCAGTCACAAAGCCACCTATCATCCTGTGACAGGCATGCTGTTGATATTCCCCAGCTGGCTCAAACATTTTGTACACAGCAATCAATCTGAGCAGATGCGTATATCCATGAGCTTCAATACAGAATTGGACATTAAAATCTAATTGCAAATATCTCTTGACTTTTGCCATAATAATCATTATATTAGTATAGTCATAATACGCTCTAATAAATATAAAATATATGAGTAAAACCAAAACAGATATAATAATTGACGAAAAAGTTCAGCAGATAGTGTTGGAACCAGAACCAGTCAAAGTAATCATGCTGAATGATGACATCACACCAGTAGACTTCGTGGTGGAGTTATTAATAAAAATATTCAAACACTCAGAAGAATCAGCTAAGGAGATCACACTTAAAATTCACACAGAAGGTAGCAGTGTGGTGGGAGCATACAGTTTTGAAGTGGCAGAGCAAAAAACCAAAGAAGCCATAGAAGAATCCAGAAGCAGAGGATTTCCTCTACAAGTAAGAATGGAATAACAATGAGCCTCAAAGATCTCACTTGGGAGCATCACAAAAATGCAGAGCGTCAGAAGTTTGTAAAAGTGATGTTTTCAGGCAGCATAGATCCCAAACTCTACGCAGAGTTCTTATTCAATCAATTCAATGCATACGATCTGTTGGAGGCAATGGCCATGGCACATGGATTATTCAATGACATGCCTGATGTGAGAAGAGCTCCCAAGATTTATGAAGATTTTAAAGAACTATGGCAGGACGACACAGTGCCAGAAATAAAAAACAGCACCAAAGAATATCTAGCACATCTAAAAACTATAAGTGACCATCCCACGGCATTGATGGCTCACGTGTATGTGCGACACATGGGAGATTTGTCTGGTGGACAAATGATACGTAAAAAAGTGCCAGGATTAGGCAAAATGTTTGATTTTGCAGATGGAGACAAAGCCAAAGAAATTATTAGATCCAAGATCAATGATTCAATGGCAGATGAAGCAAGAAAATGTTTTGATTTTGCCACCTCTCTATTCAAAGAGATGATCAATGATTAAAAAGAAAAAATTTAAAGATTTTCCAGGCAATCTAATTAAGGTAAAAGTATTAGAAGATGAAATTGAATATTTTAAAACACAGATTCAAGAACATGACACAGGTCACATCTATACTACAATAGACACATTGAAAGACAGAGTGAGAGAGCTCAAAGGCCTACCAGAAGAATATTAACATGAGTAACATTTGGAATATCCTTATAGACAGCAAAGACAAAATCATCGCAGAGTTTGATATAAGGGGTCGAGAAATTGAAGAGCCTGGCATGAGCAGATTCAATCAACCAGAGAATGGTTGGATCAACAGAGTATGGCACACAGAACATTGTCGTCGCTGTCACATAGACGTGGTGGATGCTAGACAAAGCAAAGGTTTATGGATGATGCATGTGTGTGTGTTTCCGCATTTGCACAACAACGGTCCCATATATGGATTTGATGTCATAGCAGGAGAGCACAAGATGACCGGCGCATTTCATGACTTTTCACGCAGTTCAGGAGGTGAACAACATCCATTGATAGAATGGTATCATCAAGCAGTGGCTGAGTTTGTGCCCACTAAGAAAAGAAAGTTACCAGAATGGGCTTTGAACATATTTTCAGGCAGCATGATTGCTGCAGGTAATGTGCAGACTGATGAAGAAGCTCAGACCATTGTGAATCTTGCACTGAACAATTTACGAGTTTATTTTGACAGCATAGGACAATATGCTCACACTGCCAAAGAAGCAGACACCATTGAGGCACAAAACTATTATTGCCACAATCAGCAACAGAATCCACACACGCCTAGAGTGATGAAAAGTTTAGGTTTGGCCGAAGCAGATGTGGAATTATTTTGCACAGACGCACTATTTCCAAAAATAAAATAATCCACAGCAAAAAGTCGCATAAACTGTGGCTTTTTTTGGCCCTACACTGTTTGACTTGTGTGAGCAATCCTGTTATATTATAATGATGCAGACAACTTACAATCTTGTGATTATAAAAGTACAAGCCATGTACGAAAAGTCTCTGGAATTAAACCGATTGATCAATGAAACACCTTGCACAGTGTCCGAAGAGCAGTTGAGATTTTTAATCAATGATATTCAAACATTGGCCAAAGAAATTGCCAACACTTACGATTTGATAACACAATGATTATATCCATCACAGGCGGCAAGCCTAGACTCAAAGATCTAGCAGAAAGTATGATTAGATATGCTGCTGATCTACTCATGGATAAAAAACTAATTAAAAAATTGACAGTGGATTTGGAATTCAGTAGAACATTGTACAAAGACGATGCCATGCTGGCTGAGATAGACTTTGATGACAGGCTTAAAAAACCTAGAGAATTCACCATCACTGTGGACAGCACAGTGCCCATGAGACGCATTATGGAATCCATTGCTCACGAGATGATTCATCTCAAACAATATGCCACTGGAGAAATGCAAGACACAGATAGGTCTGAAGTGGTCAAATGGAAAGGGCTGGACATCAATCTACAACAATGGGAGTATTGGGATCGACCATGGGAAATAGAAGCTCATGGCAAAGAGTTGGGCATATTCATTAGATGGGCAGAACACTGTGATCTCAGCAAAGAATCTTGGACACAGGAACAATATGTCTAAAATACAGAATAAAACTCCCAGTTTAAACAAGTTTTTTTATTCAGTTTTAACAATAATGCTGATGTTGATGTTGCTTTGCCTATGGGGAATACTTAAATAGTGATGAAACATTTGGTGTGCTACTATGAAAAAATCCAGTGCATTTGCTCATGTCAATAGGATCAAACGTGCCTGTCAACGTCACAGTCATATAAAGAATTTTCAACCCACACTGAATCAAACCAAATACTGGTTTGGAATCATCAACAAAGAAATTTTTGATTCCAAATTGAAAAGACCACGCATCACGGTGAGCCAAAAGAAACAAGTGATGGGACAATGTGTGGCCAACTGGGACAGCAGGATTGCAGGACGCAGAGGCGAATGGGATCAAAAAAAAATACCCTATCACAATCCCACCATGCATTATCTAATAGAAATGCATCACAGGTTTAACACTTGGAGAGATTATATCGAAACACTGGCTCACGAAATGGTACACTTGTATCAAATGACAGTGACCAAAGATCCCACAGCCAATCACAATGACAGCTTCTATGCTTGGAAGAATCGTTTCAAAAAATTTGGATTAAATCTAAGTAGATAATAGACCTTATTTATCAAGATTTGGATTAGTCAGGTGTTCTAGGGTGATTATTTCATCTTTTGGTAAAACTTGTGTGTCTGATGCGTTCTTCGCAAAAGATTTGCTTTTTGTCCACGATTTATAAGACATTTCCTTGTCCGCTTTGGCTTCTATTCTTCTGATCTGTCTTAAACTCTTTTTGGACATACAATACTTATCTCTAGGTTGACTTAGGCACCAAATAGTGCTATATTTTAGTATATTTAACACAAACTAGAAAACATCGAATGAAAGTTGAAGTAAGAAACAATAACGTGGAAAAGGCAATGCGTATTCTTAAGAAGAAACAGAAACGTGATGGATTTTTCCAACTGCTCAAGGACAATGAATTTTATTCCAAGCCCAGTGAGCGAAAACGTGAAGAGCGCAAGAAGAACATTGCCAACTGGAGACGAGCTAAGAAACTCAGAGATCAGCTGAGATAAAAGATGAAATGGTTGACTTACAAGTTGCCACAACATCTTGTGATACATTATGGCATCATGCTGATGTTGATCACTGTGATAATGCCTGTGTTTTTTTTAGATAGAGATTTGGATTCTTGGGGGTATTTTAATAATTTTATAATTTTTGATATAATTTATTACATTTGTTTTGAAAAATTTCGCTTTACAATTGACGACTAAGATAGTATAATACAAGTATGAATCAAACAAATTCTTTGGACAAAGTTTCTGTGTATTGTTCTGACACTGATAAAACAGTGCTAGCAGAAGTGTTAGAATTTAAACCTAAACAATTTTTAAATGTGTCTGTGGAACGATCCATTAGACTCACTATGCGGTATGATGCCAAGCACAATCAATATGTGGGCAACATGGCCAATCTAGAATTTACTTCGAAAGGACCCAAATAATATGCCATCATTGGTGCCCATAGTTATAGAACAAGAAGCCAGAGGCGAACGATCCTACGACATATACAGTCGACTGCTCAAAGATAGGTTAGTGATGTTGGACACAGATGTAAATCCAATCAGTGCCAGTCTTATAGTGAGTCAACTTTTATTTTTAGAAAGCGAAACAGTCAAACCCATACACTTCTACATCAATTCTCCTGGAGGATTGGTCACAGCAGGTTTGGGCATCTATGACACCATGCAATATATCAAATCACCTGTGTATACCTATGTGATAGGTCAGGCTTGCTCTATGGGCAGTCTATTAGCACAATCAGGTGCACCAGGACACAGATACATGTTGAAACATGCTAGACACATGATACATCAACCATCAGGTGGTACTCAAGGTCAAGCCACAGACATACAGATTCATGCTCAAGAGATCCTTAAACTGAAAAAGGAACTCACTCAGATCTACGTCACACACAACTCCAAAGGCAAAACCTTTGATCAATTGAGTGCTGACATGGAGCGAGACAAATTTATGAATGCGCAAGAGTCGCTTGAGTATGGATTGATAGATAAAATTCTATCCAAAAAAGACTAAAACGGAGAACAAAAATGAAAAAACGATTGACTAGAATCAAAAATTCTAGTAATATATTAACAAGATTATTTAGAAGCTTTGCTTCTGATAATACAACAACAAGAAAAGAAGGAGTCGTCTCAATGAGAAGATCAACTAGTATACAAGATAGAGTAGAAGCCGCTTTAGAAGCTGGCGAAGCTCTTACAGCAGCAGCCATCAAAAATAGATTTGGTGCCGCTAACCCAGGTGCAGTAATTCAAAGCCTAAGATTCAAAGGCTTCCCAGTGTTCTTAAACACAAATAAGAGAACTGGCGCAAAAGTTTACAGAACTGGCAAAGCCCCAAGAAAAGTTATTGGTGCTGGCTATCAAGCAATCGCAAGAGGCTTGATCAACGTAGAATAATTTCTACTTCTGTTAGTTAGGAAAAGGGTGGTTCTAGTAGCCGCCCTTTTTCGTTTGTGCAAATCCTTTGTAAGTCATTGATTTTATTGACTTTTTAAAGGTGAAACACAAGTAATATAATTTGACTTTTGAGTTCAAAGAAGTTATTATATATATACATTAGGCAAAATACAACTTAGGCAAACAACCATAGGCAAACATATGAAAAAACAAATATACGTGCTAGAAGGCAGTTATAGAAGTAAGAAGATAGAAAATCAAGTATTCGAAATGGTCAAACCATATCATCCATATCCGCACAAACCAGGTGGCTTCGTCACAGTCAAAGTGGAAGACATCAAAGAATTTCCAGGTGCCACAGACAAAGAGATCAGAGTATCTGTGGAATCGGAATCTCAATTGAGAGACAAAGCACCAGAAGCTCCTAAAGAAGAGAGCGATACAGAAGTGGTAGAAAGATTAAGAAAAAGATTCGACATATTAACAGACATGACTAAAGCCTGCAAAAGAGGTGATGTGAGAGCAATGATTGTGTCAGGACCTCCAGGCGTGGGTAAATCCTTTGGCGTAGAGGCTGTGTTACAAAAACATGACATCCTAGCCACATTGGGAGACAGCAAACCCAAGTATGAAGTGGTCAAAGGTGCTATGAGTGCATTGGGCTTGTATTGCAAACTGTATCATTTTAAAGAGAAGGACAATGTGTTGGTGTTTGATGACTGCGACAGTATATTATTAGAGGACTTATCTTTGAACATATTGAAGGCAGCTTTGGATTCCAAAAGAACTAGAAGAATTTGTTGGAACACTGAAGCATACAGATTGAGAGAAGAAGGTGTGCCCAGCAGTTTTGAATTCAAAGGTTCGGCTATATTCATCACAAACATCAAATTTGACAATGTGAAGAGTAAAAAACTAAGAGATCATTTGGAAGCACTGGAGTCTAGAAGTCACTATATTGATCTCACAATTGATACCATTAGAGAAAAGATATTAAGAATTAGACAGATTGTCACAGATGGCATGTTGAATGAATATGAATTGACTCCTGAAACTGAGAATCAGATAGTGGAGTTTGTGGTGGAACATCAACGTAGACTGAGAGAGATCAGTCTTAGAACTGTGTTGAAGGTGGCAGACTTGGCTAAGGCGTTTCCAAACACTTGGCAAGAAACAGCCTTTCATACCATATTAAAACCTAGATAGTATCCATGAGAACACAACCACAAGAAGTAATTGCTAAACTAGAAGCAGACAACAGCAGATTGGCCAAAGAAGCCATTCTGTTGCTGGCTATGAAAGAAGGCCTAGATGAATTCTTTGAAGGTGTGCGTATGTGTTTGGACAAACTTTACACATTTGGGGTGAAACAGGTACCCGAAAAAGACACAGTGATCAAAGGTCAAGGCTGTGAATGGAAGATATTTAAACAGTTGGCAGAGCAACTGCATCGTAGAGAACTCACAGGACATGCCGCACGTGATGCCATTAACCTTTTGATGAGCACTGCAACAGCAGAACAGTGGAATGGTTTCTATCGTAGAATACTGATCAAAGACTTAAGATGTGGAGTCAGCGAAAAAACAGTCAACAGTGTGGCCACCAAGAACAAATTTAAACAATATGAAGTGCCAGTGTTCACTTGCCAATTGGCACATGACAGTGCCAATCATGAAAAGAAACTGATAGGCAAAAAAATGTTGGAAGTAAAATTAGATGGAGTAAGAGTGATCACTATTGTGTATCCAGATGGCAAAGTGGACATGTTCAGCCGCAATGGCAAAGAATTTACCAACTTTGGACACATCGCAGAACAGATATCGCAAGTGGTTAAAAAAAGCCCACCACCTTATGCCGTGGTTTTGGATGGTGAAGTAATGAGTGAAAATTTTCAAGATTTAATGAAGCAAGTACATCGCAAAGAATCCGCAGGAGCATTGGATGCTGTGTTGCACTTGTTTGATTTTTTACCATTGTCTAATTTTATGGAAGGCTATTGGGATAAGAAGCAGTCGGACAGAACTGCCATGGTCAAGGCTTGGTACGACCAGCATAAAACCAATTTAAACGCCGTCACAGTGCTGGCACATGAAATTGTGGACCTAGACACTGTGGAAGGACAAAAGACCTACACAGACGTGAATAAGAGGGCAGTAGCAGGTGGATATGAAGGCATCATGATTAAAGATATGGATGCTCCGTATGAATGCAAAAGAAGCCATGCTTGGTTGAAACTGAAACCATTTATTGAAGTGAGCTTGACTGTGAAATCTGTGGAAGAAGGCACAGG